TTGTAATGTCGTTAAACCAGCCAAAAGCGGTGGCATTCCGCGAAGTTGCGCTCCGTTCAAATCCCAAGTAAGGTTGGTGGTTTTGATGTGCAATACTTGGTCGGCTGGAATCTCAATATTTTGGTCGCCAATAATCAATTTATAGCCGCGTACTGGTTCAAATAGGTTTCCAGCTACAATTTCTACATAATTGGACGGCATAACGTACATTTCCTTTATTTTGCCCTTGTTTAGTCCATCAGCTGGGGAAAATCCGTAAACGAATATTTCGCCGCTAGTATTGTACCACGTTAGCATAGAATCTAAAAACTCGCTCCAAGTTTGCATTGGATTAGGGTTTTTGATTAGCTGATTTACTGGGTCGGAATAGTTAACGTCTTGCAGCTCTTTTTTTCTCAATGCTATGCTTTGCAATCTGTTAAGCTCTTTGGAGTTGTATTTTCCGCCTCTGTATTTCTTAGCCGCTTCTGTTTCTTTGTAAACGTAGGTGGGGCATTGCTTGCCTTTCTCGGCTATCTTTCGAATGATTGAGTAAACCAGCGCGTTACCTTTGTAACCTTTGTCGATAAAAGTTTGCTGGTTGGAGTCATACCAAACAACAAGCGTTGAGGCGGTGAATTGGCCGTATAGGATTTGATTTAGAAGATTTACATCGGGATAAGTCTTTGTCGGCGTGACTTGTGGCGTGATGTAATTCTGAAGAGCCTTTAATAGCATAGCATATTCGTTTTAACAAATATACCTATTTATTTTTTTCTAAAAATGCAAGTCCATAAAACCAAATTACGACCATTGCAGCGCGAGCCAGCCAATGCCACGTTAACGGATTAAAATCTAGCGTTACGAAGACGATTAAAAGGTAAGTGATAAACATTAAAATAAGCGAGGCAATAGTTTCTTTTGTCATATCGAAAAGGTGAATTTAGAACCCAATAATAATTCGGTAAACGCCCAAACCATAGCGTCCACGCGGTCAGGCGATTTGCCTTTGTCAGGGTCAAAAGTAATCATTTGATTTTCTAAGATTGGAAATTGGCCAATGTGATAAATTTTATTTTGCTCATAAAGCGAGTAAATAGGCTCGGCACGAACGTATTTTCCCTTAGTTGCATTTACCAATTTTATTCTTGCGGTCGTGTTTTGCGACCTCAAAACGCTTTCGACCATATCGCCACCCATATTTTTTTCGGCAACTATGCAATCCGCGTTCCATCGTTCAAACGCTTTAACTGCAACCGCTGCCCATTGGCTTGGTGAATATTTACCGCTAAGGTCTTCTAAAACATAACCGTTACCTTTTGAATCTTTGCCAGCAACCACAATACCAGTTTCGTCGGAATCTAGGTTTGCCGATGCCGCTGGGTCAACCGAAACAACAATGCGCTCCAGTTGTGGCGGAGTTGCCATTCTAAGGCGTTCTATTATTTGCCTATTCCACAACATTCCTTCAGCATCTTCGAGCCAATGTCCAAGGAATAAATGATTGTAGCGGTGGAGGTTTTCCGTTCTAGTCCTTTCGGCCTGGGCAATAAAAGACGGCGACAAATTGTTTTGATTGTCTAGATAGGTGGTATGAATGTAATTTGTGTCGTTGCGCGGATACTTTACAAATCGATTATAAATCCAATGTGATTTGTATGACGGATTCATTACCAAAATAACGCGGTTTGGCTTGTTTACGGCACGAATTGAAAGGTCGATTCGGTCAAAAACGTCCTCGTCCATTAATTCCTCAGATTCGTCAAGAATAAAGGTTGTAACGCCAGCAATTGACTTTAGATTAGCCGTTGCCGTGCCTTGGCTGGTCTTGATACCACGAAACAAAATCTTTGAGCCTGTGGCCTTGTTTATGATTTCAGACTGTGTTATTTCAAAGTCTTCCGCCTTATTCATCAAATCGATTTTGTCGATGAATTCAGGAATAATCGAAATAAACGCACTTGTTAGCGTCCAACGCGTAAATAAAATAACGTGGCCTTCCTCGTAAGTAAGGTTTAAAAGGAATAGCGAAAGCGTCCAAGACTTACCCGAACCGCGTCCGCCAGTAATTAGGAAATACCTATTTTGTGGCTCTTCATAAAATAAAGGCTGGTATTTGTCTAATAGCTTTATTGATTCCATTATTTGGATTTAAGCCACTCAATAGGCGGCGTTACCTTTTCGCCTTGCGTTGTAACATCAACCGTCTGCTTAGGCATACCAAAGCGATAATTTAGCCAAGTCTTAATTGCCTGAATGTCTCCGTCTTTGCATCTATTCCAAAGCGCTTTCCACGCCTCTTCAGGAACTGCAATAGCGTCCATTTGTTCTATTATCTTAATCTCGTCGGCCTTTGGTGGTCTCCCAGCTCCTGGCCTTGCGCCTCCGTTTTGTCCCATGTGAAATAAACTGTTTATTCAGTTTCAAAGTTATAAAAAAAACCTTGACCACTTAGCCAAGGCTTTTTCAGTTTAACATAAACCCAAAATAACTACATTAATAAAATCGTTTGTCCAGTTGGCTCACCTACAAAATTGCAAAGCTTGCCATTCCATTCAAATCTAACCTCTTTCTCTCGGCCTTGGTAAGATGCTGCCAATGTCCTTATTTGCCTTTGTACAAGTTCTATGCATTCAAATTTACCCTTGCCTTTATTCGACCAAGGCGACCAATGTCCGTCTCTTAATCGGTAACGAATCTCAAGCGAGTAATCAGGCTTTGTAATCGGGTAAGCTCTAGGCATCTTTTCTTTTAATTACTACCTCCAAACCAATCTCGTCGCAAATCTTTCTCAAGTTCAAAAGACTAATCGACTCCAAACCATTTTCAACGTGGTTTATTGGCGCGTGACTCAATCCAATTTTCTTGCACAAATCTAGTTGGTTGTAACCAGCTTGCTTGCGTGCTTTCTTTATTAACAGACCTTCGTAAATGCTCATTGTTTTAATCTTTACGCAAATATAAGATTGCGATTTAAATCCAAGTTATAAAGGTGATTTTTGTTTAAAACGGTAATAAATTATAAATCCCCATCTGTATAAATTCGTCGCCTTTCTTTACAATGCATTTGCGAACGTTTAACTCAAACACGTTTTTGTCGTTAAAGCCGTATTTCTTTTGTGCTAGGTCAATCGCGGCCTTTATCGGATTATCTATGTCCGCCGATTTACTTGAGAATCCAAAGAATAACTCAACTCGCAACATTTGGTCTGTATCTACTTTCCCAGCTGGCATTTTTAAAAGCATATCTCTTTCAAAATCCAAATAGGCTTTTGTGCGAAATTTCCTTCCTTTAAATGCTTCGTTTACTGAAAGTGGCTTTTGATTGACTTTAAAAACAATCATTTACAACGCTTATAAATCCAAGACCAAGCTAAAGTCCACAATGATAAGCAAACCATAAAAAGCAGCAAACTAGAAACCTTTAGCAACGCTAGTAAGGTAATCCCTACCAGCGCCACAAAGATTGCGTATAAATCGTTTTTTTTCATTTAGAATGGTAATACGTCATTTTTAACATTGCTTTTGTCTAAAGGCTTAAAATTGGCCTCCTTTTTATTCGCCACCTGAATGGCCTCCCTTTGGTAAACTTCCAAATAATGCGTCGCCTTGCCTTCTACTTTTTCTTGCTTTTCTTTTACCGATGAATTGACCCATTCACAATCATTGTCGTTTAGGTATTTTAAAAGCGTTTCTAAGTCTTTTCTTGACTGGCTAATTGTCCACAAATCGCCATACTTGGTTTGGATTTTTTTCGCGTTACCGCCGTAAATTTTTGACATAGTCGTTTAGTTTAAATTAATTTATCTAAGTTTTTGTTTTCCTTAATCGCGTCCAAAATAAACAATTTCCAAATCTTATTCTTGGTTTTGGCCCCAACTGTTGATTCTTCAACGTATCTCGTTGTTAATCTTAATTCCTTACGCACTTCGCTTTCTAGCTCTTCAATGTTAAACTCCCAAGGTTTTAAAATCCCCTTTTCTTGAAATCTGTTAAACCAATAAATTCCCCATTCCGCAATGTGTCGACAAGTTCCAGTCTCTTTGGCGTGCTGGTAATTTTCGCGAAACGTTTGGCGTCCAATTTCCTTCCAATGCTCGATTTCTTCGTTTGTGTATTCGCGCTCTTTGTTGTTTAGCGCTTGGACTTCTTGCACAATTTGGCTTTGGTGGTGCGCGTAGTATTGATTTATCCAAACGCTTACCGTCTTTTCGTTAACGTGGTAAAAGTCTCCGTATTGGCCTCTCATTCCAGCGTGTAAAATGTAGTCAACTCTCGCGTCAGTCATCCAGCCATAAGAGCGAAACAATTTGCTAAGGCAAGCCAGCAATTCATTGGCTTCTTCTTTTTTGTATTCTTTGAATTGCTTTAGACCGCAAACAAATTCCATTTTGCGGAGGTGCGTTAAAATAATCTCATTCATTGTTCAATTGTTTTTGTCGTTGTAAATCCTCGTAAAGTTCATCGAAAACGTTTCGACTTTTGTTTTGTTTTATTTCAATTGGGTTTCCTCTTTTTATCCAATTAAAAAAATGTTCTTTTGCATCTTTTTCGCTTACCTTAAATTCAGCTTTTAAAATACATTCTTGCCTAAACTCATTTAAATGATTCCTTACTTGTTCAATTGTTGCCTTGTGCTTCATTGCCATACTTTCCAGCCAAATCTTATTATTCCATAAATCGCGGAAAATTTGATTGTGTGAGTCCTCATTTAATTTGTTTTCATTTCCTTTATTTTCTTTAATTTCTTTTACTTTACTTTCCTTTAATTGCATTGCATTCGCATTGCCATCGCTATGCGTTCGCATTGCGTTCGCATCAATATCGCGATTCCAACGTTTCTTGGCCGATTCTCTCGCCTTTTCTGAGCGTT